CGCGCAAATCCAGTCATCGCTTTGACTGGTCGACAGTTTGGTTGTCGTGAGACCATCGCTTTGGTCGGGCGCCCGCGCTTGTGGCGTTTACTCAAGCACCGATGTGGCGTCGCGCAGTCGGTGTTTGTGTGCTTGCTGTGTTGGGTGCATATGGATTGCCAGCTGTCAAGGGACTGCTGCGCCGTTGGGTGGATGTCTACCTCGACAGACGCCGACGGGTATCCGGTGCGCCCGCCGAGGACTGGCGGAAGGCTTTCCGAGATTTGGAAGTGCCTAAGCTGGTCCCGGTTGCAGGAAACCACACCCATCCTGCGGCGGCTGCTGATCGCAGCAGCGCTGCGGTTTATGCGAGGCTCATCGCGGCTCGCATGGGAGTGGAGGTGGTATCATATCAGGGTTCACGATCTGATATACATGCGGGTATTACGGTTTATAGAGATTACCGATGGGTTAAGGACCTTGCGGTCAGTGCTTCAAGCCCTGATCCTAAGGTTGGGTCCCTGGTCCTATTGGTGGATGTTGATTATTATATCGAAGTACCAGCATTGTTGTCAAGCCACGATGGTCCGGTTATTGTCTACACCTGTGTTCCCAGTGTGGCAGCTTACTCAGGTTCAGAGTATAGCTACACATTTGGAAAGAACGGTGAGATGTGTTATCGGATCCGTGGCGGGGCGGCCTATAAGCATTCTCTGTGGGATTATTCTGAGGATGTTGTTTTGGTGGCTGATTGGGGATTTGGTAATACGTTCCGTCCTCGCGTTAGTTGGGTGCCCATTGTACGTGCTTACGTCATTGATCGGCGCCCTACTGATGAGCACCATCAACTTGTTCTTTTTGCTCCTATAGCAACTTGGACAGGTATAGCCGCCCTGGTCATGAAGAGGTGGGTGGACTACGCCACGCTTAAGAGGTTTAATCCTGTTCGTGGTGAGTTTGTTACCTTTGACCGCATGTCAAATAGCGGTCACGTCAGGACCGTGGCTAAGTGTGATAGCTACGTGTGTGCCACATTGCCAGTCGCGTTGTATGACGCGCTGAGCGGTGGCTTTCGCGTTGCCAGCACGAAGCCCACTGTCCCGACGCTCATGACTTATGGATTAGAGCGTGATCAGGCCGTTGTGTTGTTGGAATGGCTTAGGGCTGGTCAAGGGTGTTCCGGGGCAAAGTCCACTGCCGCATGCAGTGAAGGTGTTCGCGCTTATCAAATGGTGCGGCGCATTGATGATTTTGACCCTGACGCCAAGCCGCTGATGGCGGCTTTTATGAATCCTATCATACATGCAGCGTTTGTCCCAGATCGCTGTAAGGCCAATGAAGAGGCTAGTGTGAAAGGGCGAGTAACTGATCCGGCTGTGGAAGCGTCAGAGGCTATTATGACTAGGGAGATTTTGGGCTACATTGATGAATTTGTGCAGCTCATGTTTCCAGTAGGTCACACGTTGGTCCCCGTGGATGTTGAGGAGGTCTATGAGCGTCAAGCTAGACCGAGTCAGCGAGCCATACTTGACCAGGCGGAATTTGGATCCATTGATGATAGGTTAGGCACATTTATGAAGGCCGAGCCGTATCAGGATTTCAAAGACCCTAGGATGATCACCACTTATCCTGGAGACCTGAAACGTGAGTACTCAAGGTACTTGTATGCTCTCTCAGCGGATATTTTAAGGTTCGACTGGTATGCGTTCGGCAAGAGTCCTAAGGATATTGCTGAGCGTGTTGTTGGGATTTGTGCTGAATCAAAATCCGTTGATTGCAATGATTGTAACCGCATGGATGGGCATGTTAACGACATAGCCCGTCACCTAGAGTCAGTGCTGCTGCGAAGAGCTTTCCAAGAGGCTTTTGTTGTTGGGGCTTTGGCCCTGCATTCTAAGCAGCATCATCGTAAGGCAGTCACACAGTGTAAGGTGAAATACCAGTTAGGGCTGCAGCGTGGCAGTGGGTCTCCTGAGACGGCGTATTTTAATACCGTCTTGTCGAAATTTATTGACTACGTTGCGGCTAGGAAATCTGGTATGTCACCCACTGATGCGTTTGCTCGTTTGGGACTATTCGGAGGCGATGATTCACTTACCCCGTCATTTGCTGATGCTCATTTGCCAGTGTTGGCTGCCAAGTCAATTGGGCAGAGTCTGGCTTTGGAGCAGTATGCACGTGGCAGTAAGGGGGTTAATTT